ATGCAGCCGACCAGTTTAATCAGGTGCTCGTAACGTCTGAAGAAAGAGTCCTTATAGATATGGCGATGGGCACGAATCCTACTGACAGCATGGACGCTAATTACGCTGGCTTTAGAGATGGAGGAACACCGACATACGATATATTCGCAGCCGGTACAAGGAAATGTTTGGGCGCTGATGATGACACGATTGCTGTCACTATAACTGGCGCATTGGCAACTGATATAGCCATCGTAACCCAGGAAAGACAGTCTGCTACGCAGACAATTGATTTAGTTGTGATGACTGCCGATACTCTTACCATCACGTATTCGGCTGACCCGGGTGCCTCAGATGATGCTCAGAGATGGAATTACATGATACTTCGGCCCAGGGGAACCTTCAAACCAAGTCATTATGTGGCTTACGCTGATCAATATACTGCCCTGACTGCCGATACAACTTCACCCGTTATAGCTAAAACAGGTGTTCTCGCAACAGACGTTGCCTTCGTTCAATGTTACGATTCTGACGATGACGACTGTTTTGTCGAGGGCGCTGTGTGTACAGCGGATACATTAACGCTGGAATTAACCAATGATCCGGTAGTAGATCATTCATGGTCGTATCTGATTGTAAGGGCTTACTAAAAACGCTGAAAGGAGTTTGACATGCCGAATGGCGATGGAAAAGGCCCAAAGGGCGATGGTCCACGAACAGGTCAAGGAAGAGGGCAAGGTCGCGGGACCGGAAAGGGCGCTGGGCGTATGACAGGTGGGCAACAAGGCACATGTCCACCCAAGAAGATACCGATAATAGACAGGTTTACTAAGGTTGAAAAATAAACAGGGGGAAAGAAAGGCAGGTTTAAATAATGGGAATGGCACCTTCACCAAGCAATGAAGAGACGTCCGTAAGGGAACCCAAAAAGGTTCGGATCGAAAAGATATCTTCAAAGATTATGGAGGATCCTCTTAGGAAAGTGGCAAAAGTGTTCACCTTAGAAGGTTATGCCTACATTGTTAAGGCTTCAAGAACCAGGGGTCGCAGATCCGTACAATGTATGGGAAAGGTACATTATGACTGAGAATATCATAGACTCAACTCTTAATCTGACCCTTGAAGAGATAGGGGCGCGAGATATTGACAATCTCAAGCTTCTCATTAAGAAAGCCAAGAAGTACGTTTTTGATAATCAGGACATAGCTAAAGCATTCATGGCCAAGTGCATTTCAAAGGCTTTGGCCAAATGGGGCATAAATCAAGGGGAGATCGCCCAAAGATGCGGCCTTGACCTGCAAAGGTTTTACGCAGAACGCGATAAGCTCTTAGCCTCTAAAAATGTGGTAATGGAAAAACCAAGAATCCGGAAGGGAAAGGACGCTTGGAGATCCGGAATTTATATCTATTACCGGAACGAGATAGCTTTCTTTATCTCAGTACCAAAGCAGATCTCCTGGCAGAAGAGCGCGGATGCTCACATTATTGTACCAGGGAAATTTAAGTATATGATCGTAACGAATGTTGCGTAATCATATTTGGATGGCAGTTACCCAGGTAAGGAATACCGTAATGGCTCCTGCGGACATAAGGTCACCTGGCAAAAACCATTAGAGAAGACCGTATAAAGTCGGCTCTCGAACAAACAAAAGGAGAGATCATGGCAAAATCAAGTTTTATCTTGAAACAGGAAGCAAAGTTAAAAGAGTTTGAAACCGCTGGGGAAGCTGAGCCGGCTGTTATCGTTAAAGCTGATGGTGCTCCGGTGGAAGAAGCGCGTGAACCGATAATCCCCAAAGAGGATGAACCGATAATCCCCAAAGAGGAGGTTGACGATGCACAGAAGTTTGATGTCCTGAAAGGTAAATACGACACAGAAACAAAAACCTTGAGGGACACCGCTGAAGCTCAGGCCCGAACCATTGCTATGTTGCAGAATCAAGTAGCGCAGGGTGCAACAGCGGAAACGGACGACGACCACGACGAAACCCACATACCAAAGGTTTTTGAAAAGCTCGATGTAGAGGATTTCGAGGGCTACGGTGAAGAGATGCCCGAATTAGTGGGAGTCGTCAACACTCAGGTGGAAACCATTGAGACGTTGCGAGAGGAAGTAGCAGACCTCAAGGGGGATGTGACTTTCGCAAAAGGAGCCGCCGAACAGACCGTTTCCCAAACATTTTGGGGAAAGGTTAATGACGCTGTTGAAGATTTTAAGGATTTCAATGGTGACGAGACTGGCAATAATGCCGACCTTAAATGGGATGAGTATCTTAATGGCGTGGACCCCGTATCAGGAGAGGTAAGACGGGATCTCGCTGGCAAGGCGATTATGAATAATAATCATACTCATCTCATCGATATTGTAAAGGATTTTAAGAAAACCACAGGATGGACCAAACCAGTAAAACAGGCAAAGGATAAGCTTGAATCTCAAATCATACCGGATGTTACTGGCGGTCAGACCACTTCCGGGAAACCCGGGCAGATTACAAAAGAGCAATACAACAAGGCCGCCAAGGATCGACAGTTCAGGCGTATGTCCGAAGCAGATTTTGAGAAGATAAGCGAACAATACATTCAATCATTACGGGAGACAGGATAGCTTTATCGCCTTCGCCCGTATTTAAGGAGGAATAGCTATGATAGGAACAGCAGCCGGATATCCCCAACGAAGCGGGATTGTAATTCCGGAAATATGGGCGGCAAAGGCGAACATCAAACTCTATGATGATACCTTTCTTTCAGACATTACATGCTCTGATTATGAGGAAGAAATCAAAAAAGAGAGCGATGTGGTTCACATTAAAAACGTAGGTGATGTGACCCTCAGACGGTACTACAAAGGGACCGATATGATCATTCAAAATATCGAAGATACCCTGATTGACCTGGTTGTTGATCAGTCCTGGTACTACGATTTTGGTTGTGACGACATCGATTCGTTTCAGGCCAAAGGTGGCAGCAACAGCCTAATGAATGACTGGGCCGATGATGCCGGTCACAAGGCCGCGGAAACTTTCGAGGACATCGTGATTAATGATGTCGATGCGGATGCACATGCGGATAATGTGGGCGCAACCGCCGGTCGTATCAGCTCATCTTACAACCTTGGGGTTTCAGGAACCCCTAAATCTCTCACAAAGGCCGATATTGTTGACATCCTTGTCGATGCAAGGTCAACCCTCCGTGAGAACAAATGTCCACGGAATGACTTGTGGTCGATCATCCCCGAGTGGTTCGCGGGCATGATAATGAAATCTGACCTGCAGGACGCTTCTTTAACCGGAGATGGTAAATCCATCATTCGTGACCAGAATGGGCGTCTTGGGATAATTGCAGGCCTTACGCTATACGAGAGCAATATCCTTGAGGCCGTTACCGACGGTTCGGATACCTGCTATAGCGTCCTTTGTGGTTGGAAAAAGGCCATTGCCTTTGCAGCTCAGATGACCAAGGTGCGTAAAGTGGAACCTTTTACCACTTGGAGTACCTTGATGCAGGGTCTTTATGTTTTCGGATATAAAGTTTTGAGGCCCCAGGGGTTGGCGGTGATTTACTGCAAAAAGGGATAAGTAAACTTTGAAACTTGGAGACTAACACTCTAATCCGGGGGAAATCATAAAATGAGATCCCCCGCGGAGGATTAAATTATGGCAACTTATCAATGGAAAGGGGCAGGTTACGGTCTGCCGATAACGAGCGGCGGAGCCATGAGACTGCAAAAGAAAATAGATTTACCTGCTATTATTGCGGGGGGGGCCGATGGAGGCCTGGCCTTAGTAGCAGCGCCGACTGTCGGCTCTGCCCTTGCAACGACAGGGTTTACGTCTGCCGATATCCTTGAGGCGTTTTGGGTGCCAAAAGGGACCCTGGTAAGGAAGGTCGGCGTGTATGTCATTACGGGTGAAGGTGGCGCGGCTACCATCGATATCGGATGTTGCTCTGCAACTCAAACAGAGGACGAAACCGCCGATGATGATGGGTGGATTAATGCCTTTGACCTTCAGACCGCCGGGGTAACCATTGCGAATACCGATGCAACCCTGGCCTTTGGTGACGATACGATCCCCGGTGGCGTCCTTTATATTACCAACGGGTCGATTGACATAACCTTTAATACCGCCCTGACGGCCGCAGCGATATTCGTAATTTGGGCTGATGTGGCGTGGTTGAACATCGAGTAAAAATATACGAGGGGAATCATAAAATGAAACCCCTTGGGGAAAAGGAGGAAGTAAAATGGCAACTTATCAATGGAAGGGAGCGGGTTACGGGCTCCCGATAGTGGGGGGTGGATCGATTATCCTCCAAAGAAAGATTGACATACCGACCATAATTGCTGCCGGTGCGAAAGGAGGGTTAGCGCTTGTCGCGACTCCCAATGATGGCTCTGCCCTTGCAACGACAGGGTTTGGGGCTGCCGATATACTGGAAGTTTTTTGGGTCCCGAAAGGGACAATCGTCAAAAAGTGCGGGGTCTATGTGATAACCGGTGAAGGTGGGGTCGCCACTATTGACATTGGTGTGTCTTCCGCGACTGAAACCGAGGACGCCGCAGACGCTAATGGATGGCTCGACGACTTCGACCTTCAGACTGCCGGAGTTACAGGCGCAACGACCGATGCGACATTGACCATGGGTGACGATGCGGTCCCAGGTGGTGAGTTGTATATCACCAATGGATCAATTGATATCCTGTTCAATACGGCTTTAACCGCTGTTGCGGTATTTGTGGTGTGGGCCGATGTGAGTTGGCTCGATATCACCTAAGCCTTTTAATCGATAACCATAGAGAGGGAGAGGGGAGGGGTTGCCTCTCTCCCAATTAAGAAAGGAGAAAGAACCATGGCGCAAAGATATCTAAGGCAAGCAGGGACCAAAAAGGCCCCGTTCGTGTGGACCCCGAGAAAGGCGGCCAGGCCGGACATGGTTGAATTTGATCCGGAGATGGCAAAAACACTTCTCGAAGCCAGGAAGGAAAAACTTGCAGAGCTTGAGGCAAAAGAGGTCCCGACGGATCTGACGCCCGAAATTATAGATGACCTTAAAGAACTTGCCGACATTGAAAGCAAAATCAAGCGGATCCAGGATAAGAAGGCTGGTGTTCCCGAGCCTAAGATAGATCCGGAAGTCTCCGCTGAAGAGCTTGACGCTCAGGAAAGGCAGACCATTCTTAATAAGGACGTTGATATCCTAAAGATCAAGGAAATGACTGACGAAGAGTTGACGCAATGTGCTGCGGAAGATTATGGCCTTAAACTCAAACCCAAAATGGACGTTGAGGAAAAGCGGGCGTTGATACTGGCAAAGAGGACCGAAGTAATCTTCGAAAAATAAGAGGTCGTTATGTCTACGAAACTTACCAAATGGGCGCCTGAAATAGCATCCAATATTTCTGATATTCCGACTCCTTTATGGCGGGCTGCTATTAGAGGTGCCGCAATTGAGTTTTGCGAACTCACATGGATGTGGCTTTACACGTTTGACGCCATGAACGTCGAAGCCAATACTCAGGTTTATGAGTTGACTGTCCCGGCTGACGAATACGGAGAAATCATAAGCCTTGATAATATGAAATATAAGCAAGATGGCGAAGACGATGATCAATATAGTACGCTCGAACCAATTTCAGAAATACAGATGGACGCTAACAGTAGCGGGAATTGGAGATTTATCACGGCGTCCTCTCCCGGCGCTTATTTTGGAAACAGCAACGATAAAACCAAGTTTGCTTTATACCCGATCCCGACCGATGACAGCGACGAAGGGTTGATCGTGAGGGTGAACCTCAGGCCGACCGCCGGTTGTGATACCTTAGAAGATTTTCTCTATACGGAACACAGGAAGACAATTGCTTATGGCGCCTTGGCCAGTCTATTTGGCAGGAAAAACATGCCATGGTATGACCCCCAAGAAGCCCAACAGAACTATTTAAAGTTCAGAAATGCTTGCGATAATGCTAAATCGGCCAGATTGACAGGCCCGACAAATTCACGGGGTCCCGTTAAAATGGCCTTTTTTTGTTAAGGAGTTAAGATGGCTAATGTAACAGTAAAGCACATGACCGATTTGGCCGCTGATGTATTACAGGATGACGAAGACAATGAGCATTGGAGCCTGACTAAACTAATAAACTGGTACAATATGGCTGGCCGAAAGATTGTCCAGCTCAGGCCCGATGCAAACGCGGTCCTTGAGGCAATCAAATTAGCTTCCGGCGTCAAACAGTCAATCCCCGCTCGTGGGATGGCATTTGTTGGGGCAAACAGAAATATGGGAACGGATGGCCTTACCCTTGGGGATGCCATTCACATGTCCACGCTTGACATCATTAACGCATTCGATACCAGTTGGATAACCGACACCGCCGCTGCCACAATCCTTAATGCCATGCCAGATCGTGCAAATCCCACCGCTTTTTGGGTCTATCCCGCTTCTGATGGAACCCCATACATTGAAATAGAGTTTTCACAGGCGCCAGAGTCAGTTGTTTATGATTCTGACGGAGATTGGGAGAGTAATCTTGTCACAGTAGGGGAAGGATTTGTCAACGCCGTTCTTAATCTAATGCTTTGTTTTGCCTATCAGAAAGATTCGGACTATCCGGGCAATGCTCAGAGATCAGCCGGCTATTATAATATGGCCATGCAGGACTTAGGGTTACCACAAGGAGCCCAACAAGGCCAAGAAGGAGGTACATAATGGCAACAAATTTAGTAGAATGGTCACCTGAGATATTACCTGATATTCCACAGCTTCCGGTGCCTGCATTAAAACATGCCGTTAGAAATGCGGCGATATTATTTTGCCAGGAATCCCTTATCTGGACATTCGAGCTTGCTGTGATGACCGTTGTTGTAGACACGCGGGAATATTCACTAACTGCCGATACCGGTGCTCAAATTTACGGTATCGAAAGTGTCAAGTTTAAGGCTAATGGTGAGGCTGATTCAACATATACCGCTTTAGAGCCTACTTCGCAATCGTCCAAAGATCTATATGATGATGACGCATGGTTTTATGAAAAAGCGGTGGCCCCGACTTCCTATTGGCTCTCGGAAGAGAAAAAATTAGAGCTATATCCAATCCCAAGCGCAGGGAGTACCGATGGGCTGAGCGTTAGGGTTAATCAGACACCCCTAAAAACCTATGAGAGCCTCCCTGATTTTTTGTTTAATCATTATTACGAGGCCATTGCGGCGGGGGCGAAATCGAACCTGTTCTCTCGTACTGGGATGCCGTGGTACGATCCACAGATTGCGAATTATTGGTCAAGCGTATTCAAGTATTTTGTCCAGAATGCCTTTTCCATGAAAACAAGCGGGTATTCAACCAAACCTACAAGTGTGCCGGTTGTTCCATTGTTTGGCCAAAGCTCTTATGCTCGACAGTCAAATCAGGGGAACGAATAAAAAGAGGGAACCATGACCGAATATCTATTCGAGAACAACGCTGAATCAACCCTGGCCGCTGAATTAGGCGGCGGGGACAGCTCTTTTTCGGTTGCTTCGGGTGAAGGGGCCTTGTTCCCTGCTGTGACAGCGGCGAGTGGAAAAGGGTTCTATATACGGGTAAAAGAGGGCTCTACCCTTGAATGGATGTTGGTAACTGCCCGGGCCACAGATGCTTTGACGGTAACGCGCTCAGGGTCTAACAGTTTCAGCGAAGGGGCAGAGGTTAAGTTGATCCCGAACGCTACGATCTTAGGTCAGTTTCTTCAAAAGGCGGTATTCAGGACAGTGACCACAAGCCCGGACGGAAGTCTCGCGGCTGATTATGCAGGGGAAGAGGTGTACGATTCGGTGGCCGAAAAGTGGTACAAACAGACAACCGGAACGACTTGGAAGGAGATGGCAGCGTAAATGACAGAGCATATTTTTAACAACCTTGGTTATGCCCGACTGAAAAAAGAAGTGACCGCTATTGCTACGACCTTTTATCTCCATGATGGTGGGGCCGCGCCTTTTCTGCCCGGGTGGGTAGCTGGCAAAGAGATGTACCTGACTATGACCGATTCTTCTTCAAACATCGAAATAATTAAAGTAACGGGCATTGCAGCGGACATCTTAACCGTCGAGAGGGGAC